CTCAAAGCCTAAGTTTCTTAACACCCGAGTTTCGTCGGGGCGGTGTGGAACGGCTACAAGCCGTTGTCCTTTGTGGTCTACTTCGATAGCTGTCGGTATAACTGTTGTCACCCGACTTGGATTTTTTAAGCGGAGTACCACCGCCTTTTTTTCTTTGTGTATTAGCATGTGAGTTTCATGGCTACTAGAGAAGCGTCTCGTATCTCATATTGAGGTGTCTCATATGGGAACCGGCAGTCGTGAATTTCACCGGATGATGTCTTCCAACGTACGATAATCTCCCAGTCTGCAGTCGAGTTTTGTATCTGTATGGCGGCTATACCATCCGGAACTTCACGCAACATCCAGTTGACGCCATCTGTAGCCCGCCAGTTGTAGTCTCGCGGGGTTACACCTATACCAAAATTATTTGTCGGGGTTGTAACTGCCACTGCCTTTCCTCCATCCACGGTTGGTTGATCTTTCTTGCACGGTTGTATTGCTCTTGTGATTACCGCCACCATTCTCCAGTGACTTCTTGTGTGCAACGTCTTTGCCATCACCGACACGCACCTTGCCATCCTTGATAGCTTCGCGACGTGCAGCGTTGTTCTTCACACGTTTGGCTACTTCTTCAGGCCGTGCGTTGTAGGCTTTTTGGTATGCAAGTTTCTGTGCTGATGATTTAGGCATTTCTAAGCTCCTTCTAAGATGTATGCTTTACGTTCTTTTAACTCTCCAGTCCCCCTAATAAAGGGGTTCCACCAATACACACCGCTATTGCGGCGCTTGAAGTGACCGCGTACTAAATGGGCTTCCACGTCGGCACGTTGAGAACTTTGCCCATTTGACACAGTTTCGACTGCGGTCAGAGAAATAACAGTGTATTCCGTATTTGCCATAATTTTCTTACGGCGGCCAAGCAAGCGACTTGTTGGTTTGGGTGTAACTTTTGTGCGTGTAATTCCTGACTTGCAGTTAATTAAAGTCTCCCACGCAAACAACAATGGGCTAACCTCTTCGATAGACTCATCCACGTATATGGGGTTTGACACAAGAGAGTCTACAAACTTTAGTTGCTGCTGCTCTGACAAATTCAGGTTCGTAGCCGCATGAATTACAAGCGACGAGGGGATGACGGCTTGATGCAGTCTTGTAGTCCCCGGCATAAGTTTAAATGGGTATGAAAGGTTATCCCCTTCAGCCAGCATTAGACAGATAGCTCCTGCCCCCAAAGCGCCATTTTCAAATTCCCAAAAGGGCCAAAACGTAACGTACTTTGCGTCTGCATCTGTAGACTGCCTCATTAGCGCGCCAACTCTTCGCACTGGTATGGCAGTAGAGCTTTTGCTGATCTTATTTCTGTACGCTTGAACTTCCGGTGTTAGCGGCATTTCCACGATGATAGAGTTATACGGTAAGTGCAAATCGTCAATGCTTGTGATTGGTGTTCCATCTTGTTTTTCACAAAGTTGTTCAACAGCCACTGCTGTTTTTGGAGACATTACAAAGATAGCATCTGCGGCGTATAAACTTGGATCATTAGGAGCATGATCGATTTTCTTTGCAGCTCTAAACAGCGCCGCTAGTGGTACAAAATCTTTTTCATCTGTTGTGTGGGCCATGATTAAATTTCCGTGGTTAAGAATTTAGTTTTTTGTATGCATCGAGTGCGGTAAACAAAGCGCCCATGTCTGAGGGGTCGTCGACAACCCACGCAAACCCTCCGGCGTCTCGAATATTCTCCATGATTCTCTTCTGATTGTCAGTTACATTCGCACGTTTTCCGGGAGCTTTTGTCTCAATGGCGACAAAGATTCCTCGGTAGCAAATGATGATGTCAGGTATGCCGACTTGACCCATGCCGTTGGACACGGGCATAAAGAAAAAGATGCCGCGTTCCTTCAGAAACTTCTTGCACTCTGCTTTGACTTTGCCTTCTGGGGTCATGCCCTCCTCCCGTTAAAGTCACACGATGTAACAGGACACCACGCCTTGCACAGGCCCGATGTCTTAGCCGGCCATGAGTCACGCTCATAAGCCGATTCAAGTTTGCGTACTCGTGGCAGTAGGTTCTGCCATATGCCAGCAAGGTCTGCGCGTTCCCGCACTTGCCAGTCAATCTTCTTTTCTTTGAGCCACACAAACCCAGTCGTCACTTTCTGTACTTCGGGATGATGGTGAAACACATACGCCGCATACAGGTCTAGCTGTTCTGTTGGCTTGCGTTTACCGGTCTTGTAATCCATGACAGCAGCGTTCTTACCGGAGATAACAACAAGGTCTGCGATACCGCGAGTCCATGCGTTCTTCCAGTCACAAGGTGTAAAGTCCTTGTTTACAGCATACTCACGTTCAGCAAACTTCTCACCCTTGAGCGCAGCTAGTTTGTTAGCCAGTGGTTGCCACTGCGTCATGCCTTCGGGCAAGAGTTCTCCATGCAAAATGAAGTTCTCGAATGCCGTATGCACCTTGGTTCCCCACTCGGTGTGAATCGTTGGGGGCTCCACAATATCGCGGATTACTTTCAAGTGATAGAACTTCTTCGGGCACGTTTCAAACGTGTCTAATTGCGAATAAGTCCAAGCTGGGTTTGCCATGCTCGCTCCATAGGTTTTTCCCCCCAATGCGACATTCGTCACTTGGAGGCTCGTGGTTGTTAGACCCCACTGTAACAGTTTTCTGCGATTCGTCAACACTATTTTGCTTCGCCATAACAACTTGCAATATCGCCTTCAGACCATGTCACCAACTCGGGCCACCATGACACGCCTTGACGCATGATGGTCTGCAATGTATCTAACTGGGTCTCTGCGGAATCTTCTGGAACGATGTACACAAGCTCGTCATGCACAGTAAGCACTGGGCGCAAACCAGTAGCCTTAAAGAACTTAACCGCATGCTCAGCAATGACGTCTCGTGCAAGCGCCTGAACTAAATTCTCTACGCCTTTTCCTGCGTAGATACGAGCGCGTGTGCGACCGTTGCCGTACCACCATTCGTTCTTGCCGTTGTCGTCTCGCTCTTGCTTGAGGTCAGGGTAGTGGATGCGACGACCTGATGGCAGACGCACTGCGTTCTTCTCAGTTACGCACATGCCCCATGGATCGATGGTTGACTCGATGCCTTGCTTGATGTTGGTGAGATTAGACTGGAATGTCTTCCACCCTGTAGCAATTTCTGCATGGGCTGAACGGTAGGTTTCCACCACGCTTGTGGCTTCGGCTAAGTCCATGTCCACACCGCCCATTAGCTTCGCAACCTTTTGGAACGTAGCGCCGCCTGCGCCGAACCCCAGCCCGAGATGTGCGACCTTGCCAACTTGACGTTGGGTTTTGGTGACTTGACTCTCCTCAATTCGGTAGAGATTGTTCGCAGCAAAGTACTTGTACAAGTCTGCTTTATCAGGGCTGGCCTTAAATAGTGCTGTAGCATAGGGAACCTTCCATAAGAACATGTTGACACGTAACTCAATACCCGAGAGGTCGGACACGATTACCTTGTAGCCCTCCGGGGCCCGGAGCGACATGCGTAGCGCATCTGATGGTTTAGGTGACGCACCGATGCGAGGTAGGTTCTGCATGTTGTACTGCTCACCTGACCACCTGCCTGTTGTGTCTGCACCAGCGTACTTGAGCGGCACTGGTATCTTGCCGTCACATACATTCGCAGCCTTGATAAAAGCCTCTAGGCGCGTTTCTAACAGCGTTGACTTAACTTCTAGCCTAGCCATTGCAGCGGCGGCTACAAGCGGGTTCTTGTGCGTTTGTAGGGCTATGAACGCTTCGTCTGTCTTAGCCAGTGCCGGCGTCATCTTGGCGAGGTTGGTTGGCGATACCTTCATGGGTATTTCCACGCCTAGCTTCTCAAGTAACGCACCGAACTTGGCGGCTGATGCCAACTCAGTACGCACCGTCTCCTCCATGCTGTTGCCTTCGAGTGCGCTAGCTGCAAACGTACCGATGTCTAAGGCTTTAGCCAATGCAAGCAACGATTCGCGTTTGTCTACCTTGACTTGTTGTAGAGCGAGCTTAACCTTGGGCTTATCCAATTCGAACTGAGGCTCGACAAGCATGCGTGTAGTCATGTCTATCAACACCAGCTCCTGCTTGGGGAATCCCTTGGCTAGCTTCTTGAACAATGCAGCGCATAGATCAGTGTCTACCTTGTTGTACTCCTCCATGGAAGCGATCTCATCTTCGCTGAAGTTAGCTAAGTGCTTGCCCTTTGTATTGGTAGCCTCGAGGTCTAGCTTCGCACCAACTCCAAACTCAGCGGCGAGCTTCTTGAGTGACACACCCGTTAAGGTCTTGCCTCCATGAAACACCGACGTCTTGGAATACTGTGACCTTGCCATAGCCGCAGTGCATCCGTACATCTTGGGGTTGATGCCAAGTCGCCATGCAAGAATCATTGCGTCAAAGCCTGACATGTTGTGACCAATAGCCATAGCATCTGACCAGTCCATTGCCTGCATGTGCTTGCGTATGTTGTCCTCACCGAACAATACGTAGGTCGGCTCTTCGCCTTCCTTGATTGACACCGAAATGATTTCTGTGTCAGGGTGCTGTATGTACTCCGTAGGAGACATTCGTGAGAGCGTGTGGGTTGCATCCCAGTACGTCTCAAAGTCCAAGTAGATGGGTTTCATACGTCTTCCAGTCGAAATGCCACGATAGCAGTTGAGATGATGTCGTTAACGTCTTTGACAGTCGCGGCAATGTACGTATCAAACTCATAGCCCTCTCGAGTTGCGATGTTTACGATGTAGCCATTGGTGACTTGCTGAACTTCAACACGCCCACTGAAGAGTGTCTTGTTTTTCATACGAGGTCTTTCGGGGTAGTGAACTGATGAACCTTGTATCTGTGCTGTGTTGGCCAGCATTCCTGCTCCGTTTGCTTGAGCTGCTGAAAATATACCGCTCGCCATGTTCTGTCCGAGAATAGCGTTTAGTAGTCCCATTACTGCTGCTCCTCGTCGAGCTTGTATTTGTAATGCATCGCTTTACCTGCGTCGTCACTGCCTTCCTTACGTCCGGCTCGCATGCTGTACTTGATGATGTTGCCTTTGAGGTATCCTCGCCATTCTTCCGGCGTGAGTACCGCTTGCATCACTGTCCATGGTTGCACTGGCATCTCTTTGTAGTGACTGCCGCCTACCTGCATATCGTCTGCTTTTTCCATACTAGCTCCTTTGTGGTTACTTAAGATTTCTAACAACTACACGCTTTGTCCAGCAAGGGGCACAGTACCACTTGCTTGGGCTCATTTGAATTCCGCCTTCGGGCGGTTTCATTTCTTCACACTTGTTGCACAGTTTTAATTGGTGAATTGGTTGCTTACTTCCAATGTCGATTCTTGTTTTTACGAAACTCATTTAGTTCTCGGGTTGGTTATTTTTTCTAGTACTCGTTTGAGTATTTGTACATGCATGATGTTGTCTTTGTTGCGTACGATTGCTCGACGAACAATTGCAGCGCAACGCTTTCGTTCTTCTTCAAGACTTGTAGTGTCCATTGATTTCCTCCAGTTTCTTGAGCGCCGCCTGTAGTCCTGCAAGGCCACCTACGCGCTGATCG